GGAGGAAAAGAATTACTTGGGAAGATGGAGAATATTTTATGATAGACGGAAAAGAAGCTAATGAGGAAGATTTAAGAGATTTTATATCTCAACTACTATCCGAGAGGGAAGAGCTTGGGTTTAGAAAGGGGTGTATAGATACCTGTGAGTTATTAGAAGACTCAGAAGATGTAGAAGGTTTTCTTAAACTTTGGAAAGAGAAGCAATCTAAATTATTAAAAGGGGAAGGATAATGGGAAATATAAAAGAACTTTTTGCAGAATGGGGCTTGTGGAGTTTAGTAGAAGATATAAGTGATGACGGAGATGGAGTTGGAGATAATTTACAACTTACAAAAGAGGGTTCAGAAGCACAAAGAATGATAGAACAACTACTATCCGAGAGGACACCGAGTAAAGAAGATATAATAGGTGCGGTAGCAAGGGGATATACATATAAAGTAAATGAGGATAAGGTACTTGATGTGGATTTGTGTAAAGCAATAGTAGAGGAAATATCTAAACTATTAAAGGAAAAAGGATAATGAATAACAAGGGAACAAATATAATAGATAGAATAAGAATAACATTTTTGTTGCTTCAGTTTGTTTGGGCAAGAAAAGATGTTGCAATGATAGATATTATGTTGAGTAAGGAAAAGAAGTGGGAACATCACATAATCGCTTCAAATCTACTAACAACAAATCGTAATAGGTATAAGGAGATAATAAAGTCATTTAAGGTAGTCATAGAAAAGATATTTTGGAGTGAAGTAATCAATTAAACTAATTTAGGAAGAATAATGACATATACTAGAAGAATTGGAGTTCAAACGGAGAATAAAGAGGGTTGGGTAAAGTATGTTAAACCAGAGAAGCAAGAGGAGTGGAGAGAGAGAATAACTTGGGAAGATGGGGAATATTTTATGATAGATGGTAAAGAAGCTAGTGAAGAAGATTTAAGAGATTTTATATCCCAACTACTATCCGAGAGGACAAAAGGGGATCAGTTTAAAAATCTACTCATTTGGGAAATTTGTTATGCGTCCACACCAGAACAGTTAAGAATGATACATATGATGTACTCTCGTCTACATGCAGACAAATTTATCTCAACAGACCTATTAAAAGAGATAGATAAGTATCGCAAAGCAAAATGGGAAATACTCAAAATAGGTCTTTACAAGCGCTAAAAACGAAGCTCTGTACGCCCCAAAAAGGCTTGTGTTTTTTGAAAAGGGGGTAAAGATACCTTGGTCGGATATATGTTTTACCCCCTTTTCTCCAACTAGCGACGTTTTCTTTTTCTGTGTGGTTTGTTAACACTTCTAAACTCTCCTACTGGATTTCCAAAGTCGTCAGACTCAGTTAGACCCCAACATCTGTTGTAATTTCTGTGACAGGTAGTACACCAGCAGACACAATTAGCAGAATTGCTTTTCCCTCCTCTTGCGACTGGCAGTTTATGATGTACGGTCAAGCCTGTAGTGCTTCCACAAATCTTACATTTGTAACAATCTCTTTCGTGAATAGCGACTTTCCAGTCGTTGCGTGGCATTTGACACCTCAATCCTCTTGGTCTAGTAATCCGTCCATTCTCTTCAGAATGGTTAAGCTGTTGCTGATTGCGTACACCAGACAACAGATGATTAGAAATCCGTCTTTGTCCGTACATAAGTACAGAACGCAGTCGTAGGATTCCTCTTTTCCACAATCAATGCAGACTCCTAATTTAGCAACCACAAAACACCTCCTAGTTGGTAACGAGCTTGGTTTAAAAACCCAACAGAGTTGGTAATGGCGCAGTAAATCCAGGGCTAGTCTTTTATGTGTGTGTTCTGGTTATTAAGAATTACCAACTCTATTCGGTTTTTAAAGAACTACTACCTTTAACCATAGCCAAACAAAAAATGAGCAAAGTAGCGCTATGATTAGCTTGTAGTTGAGTGCCACAAAGAACACCAAGCTAGAAATAAAAAACCACTTTACCCATTTATTCATTTCAAATAGATTTAAAAATTATATCTCCTGCTTCTTCAGCAGTTCCGTAAGCTTCCATTCTTTTTACTTCTGGATACACGACAATAAACACCCCACCTCTTTTAGCTGGTCTTTGAACTCCCCAACCTTTCTTTCTGGAGTATTCGTCTGCGTACTTATATGAACCAGAAGCAACAAGTAGTTGCTCTTTACACTCGTCGTACATATCAACCTCTTGTTTTTGGAATGCTTTCTTATGGTTATGGAAGCTAATGTAAATATCAGCTCCCTGAGTTCCAAAGACCGCTTCTCTTTTTTGAGGGTGATTGTCGTTATACATACTACTTCCTGGTAGTTGGTGTGCAGAAACTATCTTGTAGGTAACACCTGGCAGTTTAAGGTTGCACCTGCTAGAGCCTCTTACTATAGGGAAACCATACCTTTGTCGTATCTCGTTGTAAATAGTTGTTCCAGTTTTACCACTCCACATATCGTGGTCACCGCACTCTAACCAGAGGATTTTGTTTTTTAGTTCATCAAGAAGTGCTAGGTTATACATTCTCTGCTCGTTCCAAGAGCCAAGTTGTAAGTCTTGTCCAGGATTAAAAAAGAGACCTTCTATTATGTCTCCTCCTAATACTGCGTATGCGTTGGGGTGTGAAGCCACAAAGCGAATATCGTGGCGAAGTAACTCATAGTCTACTTCTGTTCCTCCTGTGTGGGTGTCTCCAATAGTAGCTATTACAATGGGTTGATTGGTTTTAATCTCAACATTAATTTCTTGGGGTAAATCTTCAAACTCACTTCTTAAGTCTCTTCTTCTGGCAAATTCTTCTGTCCATTCATCAATGGTAGGTACTCGGTCACGAGTCTTTTCTCTTATAAGTATAGGTTCGTCTATATGATCATACTGTATCTGTTTGGTAGTTTTGAAGCTATCTGAATCACTGGTGTAGTATAATCCTGGTTCTTTTTCTGGCATGTTCTGGTCGGGTCAAGTTTAAATTGTAGAAAAAAAAAGGGGGATTTCTCCCCCTGTATCATTATCCTAATGCTCCCACGAATTTCATAATGATTATTATTATGAAAATAACAATTAAAATAGTAAACACAATTGCTGGTATAACTATTCCTATAAGTGCTAACACCCACTTAACTAACATTAAAACTAGGAACGCCACCAACGCCCATAACAATATCCGCAATATCAATATCAAAATACCTTTAATATCCATGGTTTTTTAATATTAAAATTTAAATATTTTCAGTCTCTTTTATCGCTCTATCTTCAATTTTCATTCTTGTTAACTTCTCAGTTCCAAGTGACAAACTTCCCAAGAGTGTGATTATAATTGCATACCCTACTTTCACCCACAAATGCCCATGTAGAAGTCCACTTAAATCATCTGGTGTGGCTTGTAGGTCTACATAAATAACACCTACTACTATTGGGAGTACAAAACTTCTAAATCCGTTTATGACTCTCCACTTAAAGCTATCCCACTGTTCTGGTGTAAATAGTTTACTCACTGTTTTGTTTATTAAAAATTTAATCGTCACCGTATCTACTACGAACGGCACATAGAAATAGAACTGCTAACAAACCCAACGCAAAGAATAAGTACCACCAGTTCATTTTTCTACCTCCTTAGTAAACAATATAATTATTAACCCTATACTTAAAAAGATTATCCCCGTCATTAACCACCAGTTCATAGTCTTTTTCCTATTAAAATTAAAACAAAAGTAATAACTCCAACACTCCCAAAGATTACTGTGTTTACAAACATTTCTAGTCGTCTATCATGTCTCTTCCAAGTGTTACCTACTGTTTCCAGCGTCTTAGGCAGATTATCCATTTAAGACTTTTAAAAACTTATTCTGGTTGACTTCCCTTTAGCTTGGTTAATACACCAGAGAGTATCTCTGCCCAAGTCATTTGTTCAACGGCTTTAGCTGAGCAGGTTAACAAGCTTTTCTCTAACTCTTCAATCTTCTTTTTGTTGTCTGCAATCGTTTGTTTTAGACTAACAATTTCCTCTTCTTTCCCTCTTATAATTATAGCTTTTTCTGAGAGCTTAATTTCAAGTTCTGCAACTTTCGTATTTAGGTCTCGTACCGTTTTGTTTAGCTCATCTACCAACAAATTGTTCTCTTCCAGACTGAGTTTTAGCGTGTCGTAGGTTGTCTGAAGTGCAGTCAATTCGTCCCTAAGTCTAACAACCTCTAGTTTACAAGTCTCTAAGTTATCCTCTGGAACAAACTCCTTCCACTCGCCTATTTTAAATCCGTTTTTAATTTTACTAGACACACTGAACTCGGTTACATAATAACCTTCCCAAGTGTAGTCCACTCCTATCACTGTGTTTGGTGCGTACTCCTTAATCTTCTCTTGCGTATCAATGGAATAAAGGTATGCAACACCAGGATTAACAAGTCTTATTTTCTTTGGAACAACTGTCTCATACCACGGCTTTGTAGTTAGTATCGCATTGACTCTAACTATGAGGTCACTAATTACACCGCTTTTTGATGTCCCCATATAATCCCCTGGACAACCAGTGTAGTACACCCCCGTCTTTTCTGGATAGTAAACAACGCCGTTGTTAACATATAAACAGGTTTCTTTATGACCACGAATAGCAAAGCTTACTCCATACTTGCGCTCCAGCTCGGCACATAGCTGCGCTATACCCTCCTTTAGAGCAGGAGAAGGTACTGTTGTACTCATATTGCCAACTACTGAAATAGCTATACCATGAAGGTTGTGAGAGGTGTCTCCTCTTGCTGTGTCTGTTGCATGTACTCTTTGATACTTGGTGTCATGAACTTGCATATAACTACCGTCTTGGGCAAAAAGATAATGATACGAAAGATAGTAATAACCAAACTCTCCACCAGTTTTAAAGTCTTCAGCCCACGATTTAGTCTTGTGGTAAGTCTCCATTGATCTCGCAAGAACAGGGAGGTCAGCTTTCGTTGTTGCTGCACTGCTCACTGTATGGTGAATTGTGAGGTATTTATAACCTTGTATATATCTAGCCATATTATAATATATTTAATTTAATATGTTTCCAGTTTCTATTTCTTTTAATATCTCCTATAGTTCCCCTTTCTACAGAAAACATTTTTTCTAATTCACTGGGTTTTATTCCTAATTCTAATGCCATTTTAATTTTTCTAACCTGATACTCTTTAAGTTTGGAGTTTTTAACTGCTTCTCCACGATTAACAAAGAGTCCTGTACGCATGGCATGGCGCATGTTTAGACTTCTATTAGACCATTCTAAGTTGTTGACATTGTTATTAGACTTATTCCCGTCTTTATGATTAATCTCTGGATAGTTATTGGGGTTTTTAATGAAAGTTTCTGCCACTGCTCTGTGAACATATTTAATCCTTCTTGGTTTTACACTAACACCAAACATCTTATAACCTCTCCCGTTGTCCCAAGGTTTAATTTCTTTTAAAGGTGTATAGTTTAAGAAGACTTTTCCAGATTTATGTACTGCAAAAAAAGGAGATTTCTCTCTTCTGACTCGTCCCTCTCGGGTAACTTGATAAGGAAATGCATTTGGTATATCCACCCACTTAGCCATTATTTGTTAATAACAAATTAATCCGCTCTTTCAATCATAAACCAATTACTTTGCATTGTATAGTGTATCTCTCTTATAGGATTAACCTTATATACAAACTCTACCTGGAAGAAATACTCACCCTCTGGAACATTAGGAACAGTTGTACTTGTTGATATGAAATCTAAACAACCTGCTTGTGTACTTGAAGTTAAATCTGGAAACAGATATACAACACCGTCTTGCAATCTTCTTATTTGTTGAGCTACATAATCACCTTTCTTACAAAACGCAGTCCTATATGTAAGGGTTTCTCCTACAACATAAACATCTTTAGTAGTTTGGTAGTGGTCTATTTTCCAATCTACAATGTCGTACGGATACAAGTTCCAGTATGTTAAGATTGCTAAAAGACCAATCATTATAAACAGCACTATGTTTAACAAAATACCATTTATCTTTGTACTATCTTTCATTACTGCAAATACTTTTCTGTTTTCGTTTTTCATAGTCCCTTGATAACTGAATTTAACACTGCTCCCGCTACCGCTAAAACTATTGCCCAAATCATTTTACTCTGATTCTCTTCCATTTTCTTTAGTCTATCATTAAGATTGTCATAAGCCTCCCTACTAACACTATTCTGTTTAAGCTCTGTTATATCTTGCTCTATCCCCTTTAGTGTAAGCTGTATTTCTGCTAGTGTAACTGCGTTGCTTTTTGCCATATCCCTTTTTTATCATGTTAGTATACTTATATTATACATTAGAAGAAGCCCGTTCTATTTTGTTTTTTAATAGAATCTGCTAGTCCACTTGTAATAGTATCGTTGTTAATCAAGACATCTAATAACTCGCTGCTAATAACCTCTGCTTTCCACAATGTTTGAAGGTAGTTTTTAAATTCTTCATCACCCATTTCCTCTTTATAATCAGCTAAGAAATCTGCTTTTGTAGCGTTACTACCACTACCTGTTATAAATTCAGGGTGTGCTATGTCTGACTCTAAAAGTATTTGTTCTTTTAAATCTTTTCTAATTTGAGTCTTCCCTCTTGATTCCACCTTTGGAGAAGTGTCTCCGTACTTTTCTCTAACCAAGTTGTTATAAAGTTCTTTCATTGTAGTTTTACTTGGGTTCGCAAGGTATGTTGTCGCAGCTTCTTTTAATGTTCCCTCATACTCAGCTTTTTCTTTAGCTTCTTCTTCTTTTTTAGCTTCCCTAAGTTCAACTGCCTTCGCATACTCTGGATTAATCCTGGTTAAGTATACACCAGTAAAGAATGATAATAGATTATCCTGCCAGTAATTTCTAACATCAACATCTTTAGTAGTTCGTCCTGGTACATCTGCACTAACTGTTCCCTCTGCAGGTATCTTTAAAACCTTCTTATCACCACGAAGCGCAGTCAAGGTTTCTTCTGAAGCACCAACCAAAGGAATTAAACTTGTAAAAGACTGATACCACTTTGTTTTCTTTCTCTTAAACGGATCTAATGACTGAGATAAGTCGTTAAGTATTCTATATGCAGGTACATAACTCGCAACTGTGTCAGAGAACAACACTTCTTTTGGTGTGTACTTTTCAAAGTCGTTGGTATAACCCATAGAATAAAGAAGTATTTTTGCTAGTGGACTTAATGCACCTACTTTATCTTGGATAATATCAACCACTGTTTGACTATCCCCTTGAGAAATAGCTTTAATAGCGTCTGCTATATCGGCAAACGGATATTTAGATGTTCTTGCAAATATCTCGTTTCCCTCCTTATCCTTTCCTATATAAGTTCTTCCTCTAGCTCTGAGTCTTGGGTCTGTGTTTTCGTCTCCCTCTGGTGTTTCTTTTTCATCATCTCTCCAAGCTTGTGCCGCCAACATTAAACCAATCATAGTTGCAAGTGTCATAACCTTTGCTATTCTTTGCTGTGGAGGTATAGAAGAGTCAAATGCTCCTGTTACATAACTCTCTAAATGCTTTTCGTATTTATAAAGATATGTTAGGAACGGTTTAAGGGCGGTAACAACCTTACCTGAACTTCCTTCTGCGTATCCTTCTAGTAACTTTGCCCTATTCCCATAGTCGTAACCATACATATCTATATTGTCATAAATATCTCTCATAAGCGCCTCTTGGTCTTTCGTAAGTTGGTCAAAGACGCTCTGAGAAGCTAGTTGCTCCACCTTTCCTTTTCCTACTACAGAATAAGTAATAACTTTTTTCCAGTAGTTCTCAACCGCATTAAATGTGAACAACATCTTACTAGCTGCTGCGTCCATGCTCTGATTTGCTTTGTCTACTGCGGTTTTATTCTCTCTAACCATGCCAAAGCTTGTTGAAGAGTCTCCTCCATATAACCACTCTGGAGCATTCTGCCACCCTTTTGGACTGAGTGCTATAAACAAAGCTTTCATGTTAAGCCTAGTCTGTGCAAAAGGAGCTTCTTTTTTCTTAACATCTCCTGGCATAAACATAGCGTCTAGGTAAAAATCTTCTACAACCTTAGACATATACTGAATACCACCACCAACAAAGTTGGTTGCAACAGTTCCAGGGTGAGTAAGAATGTTTATTCTCCACCATTTATAAAGTAAATCCATAGCCTTTGTAACAAGACTTGCTTCTGTTGCTACATCAGAGTAATACTTAAACCTATCATAAATATCCTTTGGCATTTGATAGTTTCTTGTTGGAACAACTATTTTCTTTCCGTCTTCAACTAATACAGTCCTTCCCTTTTCAAACTTTTTAGCAATGCCAGAGTATATATTCCCACTTACTTCTACCCACCCTTCTTTAAGTGGAGTACCTTTTGCAACAGGAAGTACAACAGTACCAAACATTTGTTCTACCATTTGGTTGAAGCTCTTTTTAGTCTCATAATCTACAAGCGCAGTTAACATAGATTTTTGTAAATCTTCAACCAACCCTTTTTGCAAAGCTTCTGCAGTAGATAATTTCCTGTGTTGTAACATACTTGCAGTTTTTCTTTGTAATCTTTTCCAACCAAAGACACCTTTAGTTTCTTCTGGTTTATATATCCTATGTATCCACCCTTCAACAGATTGATCTATACTGTAAGTTTGAGCTATTACATTCCTATTAAACCAATCTTTTGCTTCTGTTAAATCGGCAGTAAAACCTTTAATTAGTTTCTTTCCTGCTGGAGAAAGCTTTTTATAGTTGGCTTCTGCTTGTTTTGGTGTATATCTCCAAACCCAAGCTCTTTGACTTCCGTCTGTTTTAGATACTTCTATTTTGTATTTTAACCTTGCATACCCTATTACCTCTTGCTCATTAAAAGTTTTTCCGTCTTCTGGATATACATAATCTTTAGTTCCAAAAGCAGGTTTTCCGTCTGTTGTATGGGTAATTCCGTCTGCAGCTTTGTATATTAAAGAAGGGTCGTCCTTAATGTCTTTAAACTTTTCCTTCATTAGTTTTGCAATACCAACAATAGACCTATCTACTGATGATTTGTAAATTTGCTCTACCATAAACGCCTTGTCTCCAACTGTTTTACCAAGAAGTGCTTGGTATCTTTGTCTTCTATCTGGAATAAACTTAGAAACAACAGCGCCCTTGTCTATCATTTCGTTCGTAGCAGCTAAGTAATCAGCTATTACCTGGTGTGTCATTGATTGGTCAACAAACGCGCTAATTGCGTTTGGAGCAATCTTTGTAACCAAAGGACGATTAGCAACATAAGCGCCTAGAAAGTATGCCAATTTCTCAGTTTCTTTCCCATAGTATTCTGGTTTGGCGTTTACTGCCGCTTGACCTTGTGTTGCTACTTCAACAGCTTCTAGCTCTTTAAGTATAACTTGCCACTCCGTATCTGTTAAATTACCACCGTCAAAAATAGGTCTTATGGACTTTCCTGTACCACCAGTAATTTGATAATGAAGTGCATGTCCTAGTTCGTGAGCTAACACTTCCAATCCTAGTTTGTTAGGTAGTAGAAAATCGTCTTTAATTTTAACCTCTCCCACCTCTGGAAGTTTAATCTTTTTTAATTTTTCCTTTCTCTTTTTTGAATCCATAGGAACACTTGTATACACACCTGCTGCTTCTGGAGACCTAAGTCCACCTCTTCTTGGAACACTATAAAGCTGTCCAAACTTATGCATTTGGTCTATTCTTCTTTTAAACTCCTCTACCGAACCCGCAGGTTCAAAGTCTTTCTTTTTAGAAATCTGATTTGAAAGGTAACTATGCTCTAAATTTTCGTTAGGACTATTATAAATTGCTTCGTTAATCTTTTGTTGTTGCTCTGGTGTATACATAGCGGCGCTATACTCAGCACTACTTCTTTTTCTCTTTGGAACAAGCTCTGTGGACAAGTCTGCTTCATCTTCTATAAGAGGTTTAAGTTCTTCGTCTACCTTTCTTTGAGCTTCCGCCGCTTCTTCTGGAGTAAGTCTTTTCTTCATCTTGGCTTTTATTGTTTCCATAGAGACTTCTTTTTTCTTCTGAAGCACAACCCCTTCTTTCTTTATAACTTCCTTCTTAATTTCTATAGAAGAAGGAATTGTACCGTCTTCTTTTATTACTACAACTGGAATAGTAGCGTCTTTGTTTGCAACCGCCTGACTAAAACGATTTGCTCCGTCAGTAATCTTTAAACTACCGTCTTCCATTAAAACAGCTTCTATTGGGTCTGTGATCTTTCTCTTTCCTTTTTCATATTTATCCTGAGCAAGTGTTTCAAACCTAGGTTTACCAAACCTTGAAAGTTTTATATCTATTAAAAGAGCTTTCTTGTTAGCAGAGTTTTCAACAATAAAATTTCTATTGTCTACAACTTTTATACTACTAGAATCTAATTGTTTTTCTTCAATAAATTTCTCAATACCCACTTTTTCTAAGGTAGTAGGTCTTTCTGTTTTATTCAAAGATTCTCCCACCTTTGCTACAAAACTCTTAAACTCTTCTGTGTTATACTTCTCCCCTCTTGTCTGAGCCTGATACAACTTAGCAGCAGCTTCGCTTGTTGCGTAAAACTTATTTTCTTTTAGATCGTGATACTCAGCTCCAAGTGCAGGTCTGTCTTCGTTGTTGTACTTAATCGCTTCGTACTGACCACCTAGTTTTTGTTGTATGTAGTAATCAGCCTTGGCGTAATCTATCTTGGTTCTTTCTTTAGTACCAGTTCCATAAAGTAATTCTTTTGCAATAGCGTCCCCCTTTTCAACCAAGTCTCGTAAGACATCTATTTGACTGTTAGCAACTTCCAAAACCTTTTTATATTCCTTGGTAGTTTCTGTTATCTTTTTATCTGTTGAATTATATAAAACAACTTCTCCTTTCTTTATTTCTGTTGTAGTCGCTCCAGGTATTAAGTCTTTTGCTTTTAACTTACCTTCTTCTATTTGACTTGCGATACTTTCTATAACAGGTTTTAAGTCTTCTTGAGAGATTGGTTCTGATAAATCAACAGTATTTTCTATTTCTTCTCTAACTACTGGAGCTAGTTTTGCTAAATCTTTCTCTGTTATTTGAGTCTTGGTAGCGTCTGCTACTATTCCAGCAGGAGCTAACAACCCCCACATAAGCAGTGTAGAACCAGCAATCTTTTCAGCTTCGTCTTTGGTAAGTCCTAAAGGTTGCCCTGAAGTAAACTTGTCAAACTGGTTAGACATAAACTCTTCTGACAATTCACCAAGAGGAGAGTTTCTTGCAATTAAATCTCTTAGAGTTTTACTTATATACATCTCCTTGATTACTTTTGCTACTTTCGTATTACCAAGAGATTGTAGCTTAGCAGACTTTCCTAACACTTTCGTTAGTGGAGAAAATATTGTTTTAAGCCCACTATCAACCAAGTCTCCACCAAGAGTTTCAATCACATTGTTTCCCCACACATTTGCAATAGAAGATATAGCAGCTGTTAATGGGACATCTCCTTCTTTAACTTTTATCAATTCAAAACCACCGTCTTCTGTTGCTACTGTAGTATATTGGTCTCCAAGTTTACTTGAAAATTGCTCAACAACTCTAGTTAATTGCGTTGTAGCAGTAACCTTGGTTGCTGTTTTAAGAGAGCTAATTACTTTCTGCGATATGGTAGCTGTCTTTGTAGCACCTGTTAAAGCTTTCCCGACTCCAATGTCTGCCATGATACTAAGCGTTGAAACTAAAGCACCAGAAGCAACCTGTAGCACACCAACATCTCTTTGGTTAAACTCTGACTCTGCTCTAATTTGTGTTTCAATAGCTTGTTCTGACTTTGTTAACTTCTCTCCTTTAGATATTTTGTTTTTCACAGAAGACTTCTTTAATTCTTCTGTAATACCAAAAAGGCCACCAATCCCAAGGGGTAAGTTTTCTCTCTCTAGTGTAATACCAACCTCTTTTGCAAGGTCTTCTATCTTATTACTTCTTCCTGTTTGAGTATTCTTAACAACCATTTGCAACTGTTGTTTGCTTTTCTGTAGAGTCCTATAGTCCTCGTCAAGATACTTTGTTAAGAAATTTTCCATGCTAGTCGCCTTTGCAACCTTTTCGTTTCCAATATATTCAAGCTTTAATCTTTCCATTTCAGCCCACTTCTTCTCTTCAAGCTTTCTTTCTTCTGGAGTTCTTTTCTCTATTGATTTTACATCTCTGTTTATAAACTGTATTACCATAGACCTTTGAGATTCTAGTTCTGACAACCTAGCGTCAATAGAAGCAGACTCTAACTCTGCAGATTTCTTTACACTATCCTTGGTTCTTGGAGTATAGTTAATAACTTGCTCAACCTTTGTTTTTGCTTTCTCTTCTTTTGGTTTATCAGGAGTAAAAATGTCTTTAATCTTACTTCCAACCTTTTGAAAAAAGCTTTGTTTCTTTTCTTGTACAACTGGTTTTGTTTCTTCCACCTTTTGTTCTACCTGCTGTTCTGGTTGAGGTTGTTGAGCTGGTCTATCAAGGTCTGGGTCATGAAACATGCTTTTGGAAGTTGCTCCACTTGTTACCTTTTTTCTTGCTTCTTCGTCATCAGGGTCGTAAAACAGTCCCATAAGTGTTTGTCATTAATTTATGTTTTTATTCTCCACCCCTACCAGCTTCCTTTAAGAACAAAGGGTCAAGTTGGTATACATTTGCATTTCTATAAGCGTAGTTTTCGTTAATGTAACGAGAGAACTCTTTATCAAAGCCATACGAAGAACCACCTTGAGAAATCCATTGTTGTTTCAAAGCGGAGTATGTTGCTGGAGATACGTTGTCATCAGAACCTCTCTTACTCCAAAGTAAAGAATCCATTTCTTTTATTGCTGTTGTAGAGCTATCAAAACTACTTCTACTTGAACTACCCCCACCACCACTAACTCTTGGGGTATACTCACTTCCTAATTTAATAGTCTCAACTGTAACTGCTCCTGTTCTTGGATTTATTCTAATAATATCTGCGTACTTTGTAGTACCTGCAACTCTTGTAGTAATGTTTTTAACTTCTTTATCAGGATCAATTTGTATTTTTGAAAGGAAACCAAGACCAAGACCTGATTGAATTTCCAATCTACCCACTTCTGTTTTAGTTGCTTCGTCCATATTGTCGTAGAACAGTTGTCCATTAGTTATCATTCCAATATATATCTGTAAGTTAGCAGTCGCAACTGATTGCTGCCACTCAAGTTGCTGTTGTGCAAAGGTCTTTTCAAACTCATACTCTGCTTGTAACTGTTGGTGAATAGCCATATTAGCATTAAACTGTGTAGTCCACCACTCTTTAGCATTCTGCCAATCTTGCTGTGTTAATTGGGTATAAAGGTTTATTACATTGTAAGCACTATTGATTAGGTCTGTACGATATTGTATTTCTCTTCCTATAAAATCTAACCTCTCCATTTCTTGTCTTTCAACCTCGGTTACTTGCCCCTGAATAGCACTCATTCTACTTCTTTGCTCGTAGGTTGCTCCTATTCTTTCTCGCCTAATAGCCTGTTGTTCTCTTTCCTCAGCTTTAAGTTTGTTAAGTTCCCCTTCCAGTGTATCAAGTCCATACTCTGCTCTTTTAGCTTCAAACTGTTCTACTAAACTTGGAGGTTTTGGAGCTTCTTCTCCACCAGGAAGTAAGTTTGCTCTTAAATTAGCAGCAGCAGTTTGTCCCTCTTCTGACTCAAAGTAGCTATCAAAGTTAGAACTTGCTAAAAGCTGATTTCTTTGAAATGCCGAAAGGTCTCCGTCTAGCTCTTCTGGAGTTGTAGGAGGTGGAGTTTGTTCTGCACCCGTTGATGTGGGTGTTATAGGTACTCCGTTAGCGTCAATCTCTGGAGCAGTTGGCAATACCGTTGCACCAAGGATTGAGGTTAGTGTGTTGTTTGGATCAATTACTTCTGGCATATATATATTCTAACATTTTAATTAAGCTTCTTTTCTAGTTCCTCTACCCTTTTAACTAGTTGTTTAAATCCACCAAAAAGCAAAGAGGTAAATTGAACCAAATCAACTGCGTCTGCGTCTGGTCTAGATTCTATTTTTCCACTTTCGTCTGGTACTAACGGGTCATTGTTTTCATCTCTTTCATATTCAACACCATTTTCATCAGCAGCTTTAATAACAACATCAACTGGAAAAGACCTCTTGTCTAAAAGAACTCTTCCTGTTTTGCTGTCTACAATATCTATCCTTTCTTTAATTGCTTTCAAAGCACTTATATCATCTAGTATTTCTCCCTCGGGCATTAAAACTGGACTATCAAAGCTGGTTAACGAGTGAGTTGTAAAACCACGAGCATTTACATAGTTCCAATACGAAGAAGAACCACCAAGGTTGTAAGTACCAGCTGAACTATTTATATGACAATTCATACTAGAAGTTCCACTTAGTGTTAAGCCGTTATTAACAACCGTTCCTCCGTTTATCGTAGCACCTGTATCTGAAACTGTTAGTCCACCATATATATACGACCTAGCACCAGAAGCAGAAATACCTGTATAAAAAGAAGCCTGTTGATATCTTTGAAAAAGTGCGTAAATAACACCTCCAGTATAAAAGTAAAATCTCTCTCCGTTTGCCATAAGTCCCATATACTGAGAACCGTCCGACCATATCTTATTACCACCTGTCCAAGTTAAAAATCCGTCAGTACCGTTTCTGTTTAAAACTATAGTACCTGGTCTTCCTGAGTATCCAACATAAATTGTTCCAGCAGTTAATTTATCTGCAGAGACATTCGCTATGTGCGTGTTTGTTATTGTTGCATTTACAATGTTTGCACCACTAATTGTACCACCTGCAATATTTGCGCCAGTTATCGTACCACCTGCTATGTTAGTCCCAGTAATTGTTCCACCTGCAATATTAGTTCCTGTTATAGTTCCATTTTGTATCTTACCACCACTAATAGTAGCATTAGCTATCTTAACATCACTAACTGATCCGTCTGCAAGTTGAGTTCCTGTTATTGTTCCAGTTGCAATATGAGTTGCTGCAATAGTTCCTGCTGCGATATTTACTGCCAGTATTTGACCAGCACCTATCTTTTCAGAAGTTATTGTACCACTCGCTATCTTACTAGCAACAATAGCACCAACACCAATCTGGTCTGCAGTAATCGTTCCTGTTGTTATTCTATTACCACTAATGGTTGTTGTATGGGTATTAATATCTTCGGCCGCTTCTCCAACATAGAGCGCACCTGCAATAGAACCACCACCAATGGTTGTTGTTCCGTCCATACTAACCTTAAAAGGCGCGTCTTCAAACTTCTCTGCGCCTAACCACATTCCCTCTTCTGACACATGGAAAACATAGTTACCCACTCCAACCTGAAGATTGTTAAACATACCCTCCGTTGTTAAAGGAGGAAACGTATTAGAAAGACTCTCTCTTGCTACCTCACCAGAGCTTGTTTCTAAGGGTCTTACATCTACAAATCCACTATTCACCACTTTCGTTTCCCATTAAGCTTATGTAATCAATTACAGGAGAGTTTGTTGTACTACTATTTAATACCACTTTAAACTCTAATGTATTGCTTTCTAATCTTAAATCAGAATAATATCTGTTTCTAATTACGTCTTTGCTTAAAACAATCTCCGTCCAGCTGGTTGCATAGTTCTGTTTTACATACGCTTGAACTGAACAGTTCGTTGGCATAGTAACATAACCAATAACAAACTGCGTATATATATTAGACTCACTTCTGTCTAAATGAATTACCCTACTTTCCAAATAAGCACCTGCATACCTTGTAGTATAATCTATATTGTCTACTCCGTAACTAGAACCATTCTTCCAGCTCACAAACAAATTGTTTCCCTGACTCGCCATAGCACCTATTTCTAATGTGTCTGACGTAGAAGAAGGAATATACTCTAGGGTTAAAACCCTGTTATACAACCTTGGGTTAACCGTTGCTAACCCATAGATACCAGGAGTTGCACCAGAGGCAGTAGCACCGTTTGATACGCCAAACAACGGTCTACCCTTGAAGTAAGCAGTGGCGTTAGGATATATGATAGAAGCTTTAGTAGTGGAGTAATCTCCTGGTATGCGTTTTACAAGATATAACATGTTGTTGTCGTAGGCATAAACATTACCCTCTTGACCAACTGCTACATAAAAATAATTATCAATCGGAATGAATGCGTTAACACCAATTTCTTCAACCGTGTCGTCCATGTTCCAAGACACACTCCAAGTGTCCCACCTAAATATCGTAGATTTGTTTACATTGTTGTTAACATAAGTTCCTATTGCTAGTTGTATATCTAATTTTCCAAGCGTTCTTATTCTTTGCTCGTTTGGTAAATCAAGAGCATTGGCTGTAAATAAACTATTGTAAACATTAGCCACAAAATGCCCGTCTCCTATCCAGAGGTTATTACCAAAAGCAATCATAGGGTGATACGCATTGTCTTGTGCGGTAAAAGTAGCCCACTCAACTGCATAATCTGGAAGAGTTGTTGTCCAATAAGTTGCACCAACTACTGTCCCTGGTGCTGTTTCTGCTAATGTCAACATATCTGCGTCTGTGAAAACCACTGTTAAATGAGCTTCGTCTAACTCGTCAGTAGAAGCGTCAAAGTTAGTAGCACCAGCTGCAACTTGAATTAAAACCTCTCCCATTTTTCCATAAGCACCAGCTGGTAAGTCTGGACATACGGACAAGTCTTCATCTGCCGTTGCACCTTTAAGAACTGTAATTACACCTGCGTCTGATAAGTAAACCAAGTAAGTAGCTTCTTGAATCTTTGCTGCGTCAGCTGTTATATCATCTGTTGTTGCTGTAAAACCTATATTTCCTGCAGCTGAAGTCACTATTGAAGATCCAGTTGCTCTTGAGAATGCGTCGTATTTAATATCTGTTTTTGTAGTGTGCATTCTAATATTCGGTTGTGTAATAAGTCTTGTTGCGTCGTGAGCAGTTGTTGCTACATAATTAACTCCGTTGTGAGCCACAACATCAGTAGAGTCGTAAGCTAACACATTTGACCAAGCTGTTTGGAGTGAACCCCAACCACTTGAGTTTACTGGTACTCTGTATAAGTATCTCTCTGTTGCCCAATATATATACCCGTCAAATTCAGTTGCACCTAAACACGCTGCACTTCCACCCGTGGGAACTGTAGTATATTTAAGAGAGTAAACGCCAAGCGAACTTCTTATCCAAATCTTACCTGATGTACTACTAAAGAAATAAGTATTTCCTTCTGAGCTTGGAACAATTACTTTACAAAATTCGTCTATTGTTGTCCCACTTTCTTTGGCTAGTCTATAATTACTTTGAATAACACCAGGAATACTGTGTAAATCTAAACCAACACTTGAAGCTACTGAACCATATTCTCCCATGTACTTACTGTCTGCTATACCCCCTTGGTTTATTTGATTTATTGTGATTTCTTTCATATTCTATTATATAAAATTATTCGGTCTCGCACCTCTTTGGTCTATCTTTCTTTTCCCAAACAGAAGTAGCAAAAGTCTTTTTTGCAAAAGTAGTGTCAGTAGGTCTTACTTTCTTAGCCCAAACTGCTGTTACATTGTCTCTCTTAGCATACTCAGTAAGAGTAGGTCTAGCTCTTTTAGCATAAGCAAGTGCGGTTTCATACAGTCTCTTTTTCCAAAGTACGTAAAAACCGTCTAACTTTCTAAGCATACACTCTGTAAAAGTAAGTGCGTCTCTAAAAGCCTTACTGGTTTTTGAAGAATAGTTTTCCGCAATACTAATTGCGTCTACAAATAAATAACCAGTAATAAGAGAGACTACACTGTCTACAATGTTTAGTGTTTCTGTAAACGCCTTTTTAACAGACACCCTAAAAGGAAGTTCTTCAAGTGAAATGTTGTCCACAAAGGTAGCAAAAGCACTCTTAAGATAACTCATTAGATCGCTAATTTGTAAGATGTCTGAAAATAGTTTACTAGTTTTAAACGAAGCCGTGTCTTGTATTTGAAGTATTTCTTGAAAGAACTTGTACCTAGAAAAAGAACCTCTTTGAGGCTGTGCATATTGGACACTTGCGTATTGTATACTTCCAATTCCAGACATGGTTTCTCATGTTAAATTATTGTTCTAGTATTTGTTTGAGTCTTCCATAAGCGATTGGTACTAGAGTTTTCTCCGCTTTCTTCAAAATATAACTTCTTTCTTCTATAGTTAATTCTACCTCTTGTGAGGAGTACATTTTCAAACTAATTTCAAATGCTTTTACTTTGTCGTCTCCTCCTTCTTCTTTGTCCACAGAATTGACCGAGTTAACAACTAAATCTTTGAGTAAAATTACTTTACCCTCGGAGTCTTTGAGTGGATTCCCGTCATAAAACAGTATCTCTTGACTAGGTTTTACCTTCATCTTTTTTAAATAATTAAGTTAAATTACTTGGTGGCAGTGGGTAACCTACCCCTGCAGTAGGCGTATCCCCTCCCGTCTTAAACATTATCACATCACCGTAACTTGTACCAACACTATTTGTTGCATACGCCTTGTAATAATAAGTTGTGTCGGCAGTTAATCCTGTTATTACAATAGAATATGCACCACTCCCACTGGTTGAAACTATCTTATTTGATTGACTAAACTCACTAGTTCCCCAGTAAATACCCCTATCAGTTACAGCAGTGTCTCCTGCATCTGTTACATTCCCCCCAAAACTAACCACTGTTTTTCCAAGCCTGCTTGTGGTTGTAGTTGTTACAGTTGGTGCAAATGCAGCACTCGTAGTAAGCTGTACTGTGGAGCCATAACTTGTTCCTATACTGTTAATACAATATGCCCTTACTCTATAGTTTGTTCCCCCACTTAATCCTGTTATAGATTTTGTATAAGTACCTTCCACAAATGTACCATCGTCATATACAACTGAATCACTTACTGTTGGGTCGCCTGTTGTTCCTGTTTTATAACAAAACCCCCTCCTTGTAACATCTACACCACCTGCAATAGTAATAGTACCATTACCAACAGCTGAATTAGAGGTTACAGAAGAGCAATTCTGAGTAGTTAGTTCTGCTACTGTTTCTTCTCCATACACATAAAAGATAGCATCTTTATTAGCATTTGGAGTTCCAACTACAAATTCGTTTCCATCATGAGTTGGAGATGCCGTATCAAGCCCTACAAATACATTATCAGCACCACTATAACGATATGAGACTAAACAATATTTAGTATTTGGTACAAGGCGAATTTTTTGATTACCAGTAAAGTTGTAAGTAACAAGTCCAAAGGTTAAGAGTCCAAACCCACTTGCACTTACGGTGTCTGAAGTAGCTAATTCCCCACCACTTACAGTTGAACTTGTCCCATAAACACCTTGATGTGGGGTTACTAAAGCAACAGTATCTTCAACTACACTTGTACTATCTCTACAAAGGTAAAACTTACAACTATGAAGTAACCAACTTCTTGATACACTAAATGACTGACCTACATAATGGCTAGTTTCTGTTACATCATAACTATTATTACTATTACTTTCACTATAGCTATCTATCGTTACTACTGCCATTTGTATTCCTAGTTAAGTTAAAGGTATGCACAGGTTAAATCTCGTAAATAACCTGTCCGTTTCCTGACTTGAGTCCACTGCTAGTAAACGAACCAAGTGAATCTTTGTAAAAGGAGAGACTCCCTCCCCCACTACCAATATAAAGAGAACCATTAGCCCCAGTACCATTATCTGTTACAAGTGCCCATGCCCTCCAGCTATAGTTTGTTTGCGTTTTAGCTGTAATAGGAAGGGAAACTGTATATGTGGTGGCATTACTAGTACCATTTGTTGTTGAAGCCAAGTTTAAAACACATGAAGTGGCACTTAATTTGAACTTTGTTATCATAGTTGGTGCAGAGGAGAACCCACCTATTGTAGCTGTGTAATTAAACCAATGTGGAAACCCTTGAGGATTTTCTATCTTACTAAAGTACGGAAGTGTAATTGCTGCATCTGCCACTGTGTAATCACTACCACCCGTTACTGTTAAAACTGTATCTGCTACACTTACTATGTAAAAATACTTAACTGTTGTTTGTGTTAGCTTAATCTTATCTCCCTTTTGATACTTACTTGCAGCACCAGAAGGAACTGTTATTGTAGTAGCACTAGCATAAGTCCAAGTCTGTTCTGCTGGTATCCAACCATCTAAACCTCCACTTATTTGTCTGTTCGCTATTAAAGTTTGTCCCATTGTTGTTTAGTTAAAAGTTAAGCTGCTTCGTAAAATCCCTGTGCTAATAATTGGTCTCCAGTAGCCCAAGTAAAGGGAACTGTGGAGGATATTGCAGTAGTAAGCCCACTTGAACCAAGTATCAATAGACCTGCAACCGTAGTAGAGTTTAACCTAAGCCCACCTATGTAGTCTTTAACCCCAGTGTCTACTAAATCACAAGTACCAATAGACCCAGAAAAAGTAGCATAAAAGCTAGAGGCTGTTACTGGTAAGCTTACGGTTGGGCTATTTGTTATAGAACTCGTAGACCCAAGAGTTACTTTCGCCTTAAAGAACACCAGTTTGCCTATTTGAATATAATCCCCATCAACACTTCCGTTCCCAAGTGTTATATTTGCAAAGGTTGGAGTATAAGAAACCCAAGCCCCAGTCTGTCCATCTAAAGCATTTAACTCTGCACTTGTAGAGGTTAAGGCAACATCTTCATTTAACTTAGGACTTGTTAAGGTCTTATTAGTTAATGTCTCTGTTCCAGTTATTGTTGCATAACTTGCCCCATGTAATCCATCTAGCGTATCAGCATTACCTGTTGAGCCCGTTGTGAATTGATAAACTGCTATTATAATATCTCCTGTTGTTGGAGCTGTTGCAAAGGTAAATGTACCAGAAGCTGGTGTTGTTTCTGACCAGTCCTCACCACTTCCCTGTGTTTGTAATTGTCCGTTTAGATATACTCTCAAAGAGCCACTTACATAACTCCCAAGACTAACTGTATAAACTGTGTTTGAACTATTGACCAAGCCACTCAATGCTCCGTAAGTATCAGAAGTTCCACCACTACAGTCTGTTTGTAAACTATTACCACCTATACCTTCTACAAATAAATCCCATACAGTTGTCCAACTTGCACCTACTCCTGGCTCTGTAGAAGCTCCTGAAGTGTGTGCTGATTTACACACATAACTACTACCCTTATTTTGAACTGCGTCGTATAAAGCAAACGCCGTTGGTGAAGACCAATCTCCTATCCATGTAAACAACTTTGAATTAACTAATGTAGCAACTGCAGCACTTGTTGGTACTGTACTGTCGTCAGCTCCAACCGTTGTTGCTATCGTTACATTACTTGTTTCAATGGCTTTGTTCGTTAAATCAAAAACCGCTATCTCTCCGTCTGCTATTCCAGTGTCATCTATTGTAGTTACATTTGGTGCTTTACTAATTTTCCCACTAATCAAACTGGTCGTATCTGTTAACTCACTAACATCTTCCTTAATCAAATCTGACGAATCAGTTAAATTGGAAACATCTGTTGGAATTACTCCTGTACTATCTGCCAACTCTGAAACATCTGTTGGTATTGTTGCTAAAGCCGCGTCAATATCAGTCATCATCTTAGCCGTTATATTCATAGCGACTTCATCTCCCTCTAAAATCTCTCTTGTATTACTCCCCTCAACATCTCTGGTTACTGTAAACACGTCTCCTGTCCTACCTGTTACGCGAACTATGGTTGAATTAAATCTCGTTGTTGCTATACCCGTTGGATATATGACAAGATTGTATGCTCCGTCTGTTGCGGGGTCTGGAAAAAGTGCGCCGTGTCCTGTTGCTACAGTGAAAGTAGTTCCTGAAACTGCTGGACTTGGGGCAACTGCTATTACTGATACTAAAAGATTCTCTACTGGATCAAGAACATTCATTTATGAATACCTAAAAAATTAGACAGGTATTTGCATAACAAACTGGTGTGTTACTTCATATTTATTACCACTTACAACATTTACTGCTGCAAAGTTTTGATATGCTAACATATCTCCAGCAGCAACCGCATTGAAAACCCCTTCCTCTGTAATTGCAAAGGTGTCTAAAAATGTCCACTCATGGATTAGTTGTGCCGTATCGTCTGTTATCGTTGTTGTTACCAAAGAAGCCGTTGCTTCTACTCTCTCACCACCACCTGTTACTATTTCACTACCAAGACCTGCAACTGAAGCTGTACCAATACCTATTCCTAAATACTTAAATGGAGTAATTTCTGCACCACATAATAAACCTGCAACATTTGCTAAGGCTGCTGGTACTATTTCGTTATGCCTGATTGGTTCTTTTGTCCAAATACCAGTAATAAAAGGAATTTGCAAATCTAAATTAAAAGACTTCTTTAAAAATCTCCAAACAACGTTGTCCTTAAACATCTTAATAGGATTGCCGTCTTTGTCATAAAGTCGTCTTGTTACTACACCACGAATGCCTAGTCCGTCTTTCATTATAAAAACTAATTAAGTTATATATTTAATTATACCTTATACAGAAACCTTATCTTTGGCTATTTCTATACTAAGGTCAATCGTTTCTATGTAATCTTTATAAAGCTCTAAGTTCCTTTCTACCTGTTTCTTCTTGCCTTCCAAGTCTGCTAACATCTGTCTTCTCTTATCTACATCACCAGATAGAACAGAAATCATAGTTTTATTCTGCTCCCTCAACTCTCTATCCTTAATACCAGCTTTCTTTTGTATTTCAAGTCCTTCTAAATTAGCCATAAGCCTTTTAAGTCTTTTAGTAACAGCTTTCTTTTCTGACTCTACTTCTTCTAAATGCTTTTCATTAACCAAGATAGCTATCTCTGTTGAGAACCTCTCGTTAATAAGCTTATCCGTATATGTATCTAAAATCTTTTTTGAATATTCCATTTAAGTTTTTCTTAAAATTATAAATTGAAACCGTTATCTGTAACACTTTCTGGCATTGGTATTAAGTTTGCCCTGTCTCTATTTAACTCCTTGGCATACAAAAGTTGCTGTTGTAAATTGTAATTATACATTTGCTCTCCCTCTGTTAACGCTACTGGTTTATCATGACTTTGCTTCCAGTCTATTACACAAGCGTCTAACCAAAGTCCGTGGAATGAAATAGGAATACCAGAAAGATTGGTCGTTGGCGCTGATAAATCAGTCGTACCCGTCCAATCACTTACCTTATAGGGCAGTGAATAACCAATCCAGTGTAAACCAGCAGGGACACTACTTGCTATTGCACCAGAGTAAAGGAACAACGAATTTCTACCTATGTCGTAAAACGCACTACCCTCCTCGTTACTAAACTCTTCAAGTATAGTAGCTTCGTCAGTAGTCTTGCTATATAGGTTTAAATCAAACTCATGAAGTCTTATCCAGTTAGTACCGTCCAGCTTGGCTTCTACCAATTTCATTTTATTAAGTGAATCCTCTGGTAAAGGGTACTCTCTTTGATCTGCAGTTGAACCAGTAGCTTTTAAGGTCGTTGTTTCAAATGATTGAAAAAAATCTTCGTCTACAGATTCTATCGCTTTAGCTAGTTCTATTTGTTTCTCTCTGGCTAGTATTGTTAGTTTCGCGTCTGTAAAAATAGTGTCATTAGTCCTACACCTGTCGTGGAAGCGACTCTTAAATTCTGCTGGAATCATGTTATTATTTTATTAAATTAAGACAAAGCTCTTTCAACATCTTTGTTTCTTTCAACTAGATTTCTTCTTTTAGCTAATTCAGTTTCTTTGTAAGTATTCTTGATTTGATTAACAATACTTCTTGGTAATACCACATATTGACCAACAGGATACTCAAATAACTGACCATTCAAACCCAAAAGGAATAACAAGTTGTTATCGTAGGGGTCTTCTGGTATTACAAAAGTTACCTGCTCTTCTGCCGCTAATTGCTTAATAAGCTCGTCGTTAACAATAGCTCCCTTAACAAACTTCTTAATCCATAGCGTAGGGTCTTCGTCGCTACCCATAGCAACATCTGCTACTTCGCTATCTATAGTCTCTACCTTGTGAGTAGTCATGTGTCCATTCTTGCCTTGAATAGACTTAAATCTCTTCTTACAAATTGGACACTCGTAAGGAAGCTCTATCTCTTCCTTGCTAAGCTTTTTTGTAAGAAAATCCCCTGCCATGTTTTTCACATTATCAGCAGTAATCCTGTCTGGAGTTTTTCCCATTTTGGATAAATATAAATTTAACTACACTTAATTATAGCAAAAAAGGGAGGGTTTCAAACTCCCCTCCCTTTATGTAACTTAACCTATTAAGCTATTAATTCTACTACATCAGTCTTGTTTGAATAAGTGACCGTTAAATGACTTGCGTCTAGGTCGTCTGTTGAAGCATTAAAGATTGCTCCGTCAGCTGATATTTTTACTTCTCCTATCTTAAACCCATTTGCTGGGGTGTCTGGACATACTGCACTTCCTACTGCAGCGTCGTCTCCCTTAAGAAGGGTTATTACATTCGTTGCGCTTAGGTAAACATTGAATATAGCTTCACTTCCGTCTGCTATATCATGATCCGTTGCCGTAAATACAGTTTCCGTTGAAGCGACTGTTGAAATAGTCCCACTTCTCATTACATTAAATGCACTGTTTTTTACCTTTGCTTTTGAAGAAGAACCAATAACAAGAGTTGGATTGCTCATTAACTTACTGTTAATACTACTATCCATTACTGCCTCTAAGTCGTCTAGTAAAGCTTTAAACTCCTTACTATACTCATAGTTTTGTGAGTAGTAACTACTCATGTTGATACTTCCGTTAACATCTGTTACATCTGTGTAAGTGTCTGTAACTGTTGCTGCACTTAATTCTGTAGTTGCTCCTACAAACGCTGCACCTGATGTTACAACTTTTAATTCACCAAGCTTTAATTTCCCACTTGGTGTAGCTGGACATACTGCTCCCGTTCCTCCTGCTGTTGCTGTTCCCTTAAGAATGGTAACAGTCGTACCGTCAAGATAAACATTGTAAACTGCTCCAGTTCCGTCTACTAAGTCGTGAGCCGTTGCCGTTAGTGCAACCTCTGCTCCTGGTATAGCGGTTATTACACCGTCTAAAGAAACATAGAATGTTGCATGTTTTATCTTTGCCGCACTTACTGTACCTATTGCAAGTCCTGGTTTGGAAAGCAATACTTTGTCTCCACTATTTCTCAAAGCACTAAAAATTGCTGTTAATAAAGCCTCTAAATTCTGGTGATGTAACCAATGCTTTGCAGAATAATTTGCAATCGTGTTTACAACATCAGTTTTGTTTGTGTAAGTTACTGTTAAGTCTGCCGCGTCTAACTCAGTCGTAGCACCAGTAAAGGTTGCTGCGTTTGCACAAACTATTTTAACTTCTCCGATTTTTAAGCCACCTGTTGGAGTTGCTGGACATGTTGCACCAGTACCACCCGTTGTAGCTGTTCCCTTTGATATTTTGATAGCATTGTTTGCGTCAAGATATATAAGGTATACCGCACCAGTTAGTGCTGCCAAGTCGTGAGTCGTTGCTGTAAATGCCGTTTCAGCACTTGCAATCGTACTTACAACTCCGTCTCTAACCACCGTAAATGCACTGTTTAGAACCTTGGCTTTTGAACTTGAACCAATGGCTAAAACTGGAGAAGACATTACTGATTGTCCTCCCTGATCGTTTACTATACCAATGATGTCGTTCATTACCTCTTTAAGGTTCGCATTGTGCAATACTGCACTCATGGAATATGACATATCTTTGTAATCTAAAATTAGTTTTCGGGGTATTATAACCCAATGGTATACCTATAACCCTAAATTTGGCTACTTACGGTAGCCACTCGTTAAGATTAAAAAGTCTTAAACTTTTGCACATTCAATTCTATATAGACAACTCTGGTCAAGAATCTTAGCGACTTTGGTTGCTTTCCAACCACTTGTTGCTCTCTGGTCAAGAGGGTCTGCTGTTCCTGCACTTCCTAATGGTTTAACAATATTTCTTAAAGCTTCTCCAGAAATTCTGGTTACACCGTAAGCGTTAGCTCCCATTATAAGGATTGAGTAAACATCAATACTTCCTGTTCCCTCGCCTGTGAATACCTTTGCGTTTGAAGTCTCAATGAATCTGATTTCATTGTAAGCACCAAACTCACCTGGCATTATGTCTGCTTGATTTGCATACTTCTCTACTGGAACGAATCCATTTGAAGTAAATGACTTAATCTTTGCAGCGATTGCTGGGTGTGTTATTCCTACATATGCGGCGTTGATTGGTCTGGTCTCGTAACCTGCGTCAGGTCTTACCATTCCCATTATCTTTTTGACATTAGCAGTCTTTAAGGTCAAGATTGCTGTGTCTAAATCCCCGTATGCTACAACATCTCCTGCTGCAACACCGTCTCTTTGAGTATTGCTACTACCTGAGAATGCGACTACTGTACCTGCATTTAATACATCTCTGGTTATAATGTCCAAAGATAATCCTGCCTGTTCTCCAAGAACGGCTGCTGTCTCCAAAAGAATTGGATCTAGTGTCGTTAATTGAAGATAGTCTGAGATTGTTACGTAATCTCCGTACTGAAGCACCGTTGCTGATACGTCAGTGATACTTAGAGAAGTACCTACTGGTGTCTCACCTTCGGTCAATGCAACTGTGTTAGCAGCTAAAGAATTATAGCGTCTAAACTTAACAACATTGGTCTGATTCCTAGGAATGTCTCTTATCTGAGCAAACCTGTCATGTACTAGAAGGGGTGTTAACCTCTCAAGTAACATTCGGTCATACCAGTTGTTAACTGCATGTGAAATCGTGGATATAGTTTCCATTATTTCATGTAAATAAAAATTTAACTAAAAAAATACCCAGACCTCGTGTCACGATATAATCGTAACATTTTAGTCTGGGTACTTCCCTATAAACTATAATAGCATATTTACTAGGGTCGTACACCCCTCGCTATGTTCCATGCCTGTTTCTCAAAATCGTCCTTACTAAGTGTACTTGGGTCTGGTAACCCTGAATCGTCCGAATCAGTGATACCCGACCTTGTTGAATTACCTCCATTAATACTTTCTTTACTCTCCTGGTCTGCTTGTTTTGCCAATTCTGCGCCCTTTTTGACCCAGTAGTCTTTAGGAACAACCATGTTGGCAATAGCACTTACTGTTAAGTTTTTCACCTCTGGTTTTAACGCTAATTCACGAATTTTAGTCGCGTATTGTTTGTAATCAGAGTTAGCAGGGTCGTTTATAAACTCGTTTACTCTCTGCTCTCTCTTAAAGGTTTCTAGTGTACCCTTAACCTCGTCCACACTCTTCTTAAATATTTTTGTAGAGTCGTCCTCTACACCTTGGGTGTCCTCTACCTGAGTAGAATCTTCCCCCATAGCTTCTTCAAAAAGGGAAACTCCCTCGTCTTCTGCTACTTTGTTCTCTTCGTCGTCCATGGTTTTACCATAATAAATTAAAGTTCCTCATTGGAGGTATTTCCCCCTTTACGAGTCGTAAACAACTCCCTTTTAGTCTTTGGGAGGTTAATCAATTCTACCAAATAGAACCTTCTTTTCAACTTATCCATTCTCTCTTCGTCCTTAAGTCCGTTGTCTATATCAAAAATTTGACTCTCAAGTGAGTCTACTTGGGACTGAAGCTCCTTTAAAACACCCTTCCAGCCAGGAGTATGCTCAAGAGACATAATGTCCTTTTCCAACCCCTCCATTTCAACTGTTTCAAAGTCTACTACTTCTTCTTTTTTCAAAGATTTTTCAATATCACCCATTGAAGCCATACTTTTTATTGTTATCTAATTTAGCATTTTGTGCAGGAGTCATTCCGTCCGCCTGTTTACCAGCCGCTCTCTCTGGTTGGAAACCAACACCACCAAGCGCTCCTGGTTCTCCTGCTTGAAGTCCTTGATTTTCCTGCATAGCATTAGGATCTAATCCTGGATTTTGCTTCATGGAAACCATAGCTCTCAAATGTGTTGCCATGTGAACGTTTCTATAAGGCGAAGCAGCCGCTTTTCTGTGTATTCTCATGTGTACAATGTGATTGTCTGAAGCCAATACCTCTGGAGACTTACCGTTTTCAAACTCTATGTTCTGAAGCTCTGCTGTTAATTCGTCAATCGTTGGTGGGAACACTGCGTCTATTTCATTCTCGCTCATTCCTGCTGTTTGTGCAAACTGTTTAACCAAAACTCGTCTGTCTGCGTCAGGACTTTCGGCTACCGCGTTCATAAGTTGAATGTATTTACTCAACTCCTTACTCCTCTTTGCTTCTTCTATGACTGTTGAAAGAACTTCTACATCAGGATCTACCTTACTATCCGCTATAATATCTTTTCTAGTAAGTGTCTTAAACTGTGTGTCCAAATCCCCCGTTAGTCTTATTACTTTCTCGTCTAAACCACCTTTAAAATGCTTTTTGTACATAGCCAACCACATTTGCCAGAACCTTTTCTCACCAATGAGTAAGTTTTTCATCATTAAGTTGTATCTTGTGTCCGCTTTCTGTGCTACCAAGTTTAACTCACCCAAAGTCCTTTCTTGACCAGCTAAAACACCCTGTTGCATTTCTGCACTTGCTGTTGCTCTTTGCGCTGCTGCGTCTAGGTATTGGAGTATATAGTTGGTAAATTGGACGTTTGGTGTGTACTGGTTCATTGGAACGACTACGTCTCTTGGGTTTCCTGGAACACCAGTGAACTTGTTGAAACCAAAAGCAAGATCAGCTCTGTTTCTAATTAGGTTGTTGTTATAAATATAGTGGGGGTACTGTTGTCCCTTTACTATAGTCGCAGCCAAGTTAATTATCTCACTTCTCATCCTCTGCTTGTCACCTACCATGTCTGGAATACTCGCTCCCTTAAACTGATGTGATGTCCTACTGATTTTCTTTTCAACAAAACCCCAAGTGTCTTGGAATGGAAGCTCGGTCTTTCTTACAAGTCTAGTCATGTCGTTAGCAAGTGTTGCAATTATTCTTTTCCCCTTGTACCAAGTACGCCACTCAACTAATCTGATAAGGTCGTTATCACTTTTAACTTCTCCTAACATCTCTTGTGAATCGCTCTTTCCCTGACTTTCAGTCCTTGCTTGACTTGCAAGTCGTGGTAAATCATTAAAACTACTACCAACCTCTATCTTGTCGTCAAACTCATACACTCCCGCGTCTTTCATGGTCTGCCTACTAATGAGTAGTTCCTCTCCACAAAATCTTGCAGAGTCTAGCGAACTACTCGTCTCAGGGTCGTATAGAAAACTAAAAGGGTCTACTAGTCTTGGATTCGGACACTTTCTCTTTCGGTCAAAGTATGTCATTTCTACTATTCCATAACCAAAAAAACATGCGTCCCACAACCAGTCTAAGTCTAATTCGTCCTTATGCATTTCGTCGTAATCATAGTCCACTAGCAAATTGAGTCCGTATTCAGTATTAATGTCGTCAATCGTTCTTCCTCTCCACTTAATAGCTGGTATGTCACTGTACATACTCGCGTGTATCGTGTTCATGACTGTATAAAGCAGAGGGTCTCCAACTTTGTCGTCGTCTCGCTTTTCGTTTAAATATAACTTGAGGTTTTTGTAACTCTTTTGGTAGAAAGGTAATATCCAATCCCGCGACTGTTTGTACTCTTTCTGTATCTGTTTAACCAGGAGTCTGTCTTCCATTACTTTTGATAAATAATTTAGCTATGTCGTCTAGTGATACTAATTCTTTATTTTCAAGTATGTTACCCCTTGGTATCGCAAGTCCGTCCTTTAAGTCCAACCCCTCGTCGTATGTTACGATAGTAGATTTAGACACTATTATCTGGTATGGCTCTCCGTTTTTCTTCTTAATCACTATCTCCCCGAAGTCAAACTCCCTCAACTTAGCAATAACCACCGCCTCTTGAGGTGTAAGAACCACAGCAACTTTACTTATAGGTTTGTCCATAACTATATTATATACTAATTAAATGGGTCGTTGTTGATGTCGTCTACAAAGCTGCTGTCCTCATTATCCCTTGTCCTCTCCACAAAATGCGCCCCCTCAAGCAATATCCTACCAACTGCTTCAATAAAGTGATCGTTTTTGTCCTCAGGCCTAGGATTTGCACCACGCTTGTCTGCCGTTTTACCCGTGTACTCCTGCCACTGCCAATGCTGCAACTCCCAAATGAACCTTTCGCACACTTGACTAATGAGTAACATGGGCTTAATTGGCATTTCTCCAGCACTAATCTCATAGTGAAACGCGTCTTGCAACTGGCGCACTGCGTCCGCTCTCCTTTTACTCCCCGCCTCAAAATTGAGACCGTATTCTCTTGATAACAAGTTTGCAAAACTGTCACCTGTCCTCTTATCCTCTATAAACGCACTCGGGTCTATTAGTCGCTTGACTATCCTGTACTTACTGTCAATGTCTTTCACACGCGCTACAAGCTCTTGAGTAGGGGCGTCTGTCCACAATTCGTCCACAACAATACATCTGCCCTTCCTGTCCACTGCTACCCACACAATCGCTTCTGGCTCTCTCGGGTGTGTGTCCCAACTAACATATACACAATAGTCGTCTCTGTTTAACTCAAAGGGCTTAAGCACATGAACATCTCGGTTAAACTCCTTAAAGATAAGCCCTACCAAGTGCTGAAACTTACCAAAAACACGACTTACCATGTCCTCGTCCTTATACTGCGCTACCATTTTAGTGATAATATCATGATCTAAAAAACCCCTAACACCATGTATCTTACAAGCGTCCTCTACTTCGGCTTCCATAAAGAAGCGGTAGTTGCTCTCCGCATTGGGATTCGCTACTATCTCGTCGTATAACCAAGCAGAACCCATTAGTGGAGTCGCGAATATGCCACAGATACCACCTTTTCTAAGTCTTGCAATACTTGCTTTGTAAATACTCTCTGGTGGAGGCTCGTCGAAGAGGACAAAACCAAGCGTCGCACTCTCAAACTCCTTCGGGTCTTGGTCGTAGGTCATTAAATCAAACTCCCAACCTGTGTCCGTCGTCCAACTAGCGGGATAATTCTTCCCCCTGTTAAGCGTCATGTACCTGTTGACGGGAAACCAATTCATGAGTGCGGGAACTATCGTCTCCTTAATCGTTGTCGCGTCACTTACTATCCTCCCCCTTTTTGGATACTCCCACTTGGTCATTAAAGGCTGTTGAAAATACTTGTTGCCACACGGATAACATAAATGAGCTATCGTGTTCACCATGGCCGTACTCTTTCCTATTCCGTTCGCGGCAAGAAGCGCACCAACCATGTAATTGCCCGATAATAATTTTTCTAAAAAATTTTCTACCTTCCCTATCGGCTTGTAGTACCTGTATTTCTCGTAGTTAGCACGGTAAAGTAACTCTTTACGCAGTTGTTCTGGTATTTGCATGGTTTATGTGTTCAATTTATTTGTTCACCCTTTCACTTTTTCTTTTCGTCGTCGGAGCGGTAACTATATTACTTTAGATCGGGTGGTCGTCCCCCTTTTTTGTGGGGAATTGTTTGTTTTAATGTCTTATAGTATGCACACCCCCCTCTCATATACACCCCTATGTATAAGAAAGCCCTCTGTATCAATGTATCTAGTATGTAGGGAGACCGAGTATAATTAGTCTTATATGGAGTCTCCCCTCCTATCCCTTCATTAGCTCTAGTATCTCCTTGTCTGTTAAGTCCTCGTATGTTCGTTTAACTTCTAGTTTAATAGGAGAGAATGAACCCCTTAACTTATATGCCATTTCAACAGCATTTCTCCTAGCCTCTTTGTCTACTTCATTAATTAATAGTGTAGTATAGCCGTCTTTTTCGTTTTTTAGGACTTGCACATTTTCTAACCCCTCTATATTCTTATTGATAATATCATCGTCTATTGTATCTAGTCGCACCTGTTTCAACTGCCTATGCTCATTATAGAGTTTTCTATGTTCTCCAATAACATATTCTTCAGGCAATAATTCGTCTAGTATCTCCTTGAATGTCCTATTGTGTATAACTTCAGTTGGTCTTTTAGCAACACCTTTGCTATACCCAGCCTCCAACATAGCTTTTTTAACTGTACTACCCTCAATGACTTTTTTCGCGATCGTAAGATATTTCTTTTTCTTTAATCTTTTTGCTGTTGTTTCCATATATCTCTATATTAAGCTATTTTCAAACAAGAATAAATACTTGTATTCTAATATAACAAGTGTTATAATTCTTTAATATATAAATTAATATCTTAATAAAACATTATGCCAACAACATTTCTAGGCTATGAAAGGCTAAAGAAAAAACTGATGTTTTCCAAGGCCTATAATAAAATAGAGAGTATTTTAATACTCCTGTTCTTATTGGTAAGCATGATAGTTGTAAGTGTCGCAGATAGTTTTAATTTTTAAATTAATCAAATTAATAATATGAATACAAAATTGTTCGTTGACTACCCAACAGCAAAGACCAAGCAAGAAGTTAAAGACCATTTCAAAAAGGGTGGTGAAGTTTGGCAAGAGATTAGTGATGAATATCCAGAGTGCAGTGGTTGGGACTCGTGGGAAGAGATTAACAATGAGTTGTTTTATGATGTAGAAGACGGCGAAGACATAAGCGACTACGATATACATTTAGTTATGCATGGAGATGAAACAGTAAACGATGATATTACTAGTCGAGTCTTTGATATGTTAGAAGAAGAAAATAGTATTAAAGAGATAGAGAAAGCTTTGAATATACATATAGAGATAGATAAAGACAATACAATAATGTCAATAACCTATCCAGACGGCACGAGTTTGTCGCATTGGTTATAAATTAAATAAATTAAACATATTAATAGAATGGAAGACCAATTCAGTTTAATGTACAGGAGTTATATAAATGGAAACTTATCAGACCATAGGAGTTTATTCTATAAACTTTCTAATTATGAAAGAATGGAATACCTCATATATATCTTTTCTGTAAGTGGGAGAGAGTATCCTCGTATATTAAAGAGTTTAGGAGCTAAATAATAAATTAATCAAATTAATTAAATGAAAACAAAAGAAAAAATAAAATATATTGCCAAGGGATATGTCTATGGTAATTGTTGGGGAGGTGGCAGAGGTGCTTACTCTTCAGAAGTATTAGAGGGAAACACCAGAGAAGAGATAGAGGCACAGATAATGGAGGGGATTAAAACGGGGAGTTTAGATAGTGGCATGGGATATGAGAGTTTAATAGGTGCAATTATGGGAATAACAAAAAATATCACCATAGAAGTAGGTGGAGAAGAATACACAAGAACAGAGAACGAGTACAATTTTTATGGAGATTTAACAGAAGAAGATATAGAGTTTTTAGAAGAAGTGTATTTCAACTCATAAGTTACTAGCAGGGGATAAAAGCTTATCCCTTGCAAGTAGTTTAATTCTTAACTACATAACTAATTAAATTAATTAAATTAAAGTTATGAGTACAAGAGCGAATATAATAATAGAGGACAAGAGCGACAAACTCTATTTTTACAGACACAGCGACGGCTATCCAGAAACAACAATGGAGAGTCTCAAAGAGTTTGTAAACATGTACAAAGACCAGTTGAGAGACAATGTAAGTCAGTCAGCAGGGTTTTTAATCCTCAAGGGTGCTATTGAATACGGGTTCACAGGCGACATTACCAAACCAAACGAAGAGAAATACTCTTTCATGGAGTGGAAAGTAGGGGCATACGAGCCAACAACAGGGGTTCATGAAGACATTGAATATTTATACACGATAGATTTAGTAAACAAGGAATTAAAATGTTATGAGGCGAAGTACAAAATAAAAGAGGGCGAGAGTTGGGGAGATGCAGATGAAGAGTTAACTCTAAAGAGTGAGCCGATCTTAACTTACAGTTTTGTAAGTGAAGAGGATAAGAAACTAGTCAGGGAAATAAGTATCAAGTCCGAATAAAGGACAAGTCTAGGCGACATCAGACTTTAAAATGTCGCAATAAATTAACAAATTAATAAAATGAATAAAAAAGAGATACAAAACAAGATTATTGAAGCCATAAAGAGCCACAATCTTTGTTATAACTATCAAACAATACAAGAGATTCAACTAGACAATGAACAAGGAGAGACAGAGTACACTTTAGAAGTATATTATACTAGCGACGGCTATATATATAACATAGTTTTCACAGACGAAACAACAGGGAAAGAGGTAATACAGTTTGGCAACAAGGCAACAGAATTAGCAACAAGGTTATTAGAGAGAGAAACACCACTAATAGAGAGTATATAAATTAATAAATTAATCAAATGAACAAGTACATAGAAGACATTTTAAGTGACACAACCGAGATAAACAGCACACAAAGGACAATCAGAAGTTATTTAGACGACAAGGGCAACGAGTTTTTCACAATATTTTACAATGAGGACATGTTTATAGACTATGGAGAGACATATCCAGAGGGAAAAACAGTAGTAATCAGTGGCGAAGAGGTGTTAAAAATCCTTGAAGAGATAAAAACAAGGGAAGAAGAGCTATGAGTAGCATATACCAACAAAAGCTTATATACATGATAGACAATCGCCCCACAGTAATAATCTGTGAGAGCTGTGAGAGGGTATGCGACATCACAGAGGCGAGGTGTATTATATGCGACGGCGAGTTAACTAATTTTATTAAGCAGACCAATGAAGAAGATAAACCAAGTGATAAGCGAGTATCTCAAATGGAAGATAGCGACAACCAAGGGAGTGGAGCAGAGCAATTTCAAGGAGATAGCGAAGAGGGTTAAGCTTGGAGTATAACCCACGGCTTACGATTTTCTTTATACCAGACTTGACAGGGGAGACTAATATGAGTCTCCTCTTTCCATTTAAGAATATCGCGAACAGACTTTCGGGCAGGATAACGGGAGGACTTCACTTGCACCCATAGACACTCATTACCCCGAATAGCGACAAGATCAAAGAGACCAAAGAAGTCAATGGCACAATGACGGGCGAAGTTTTTTCGTTCAACAAGGTAGCCAAGCTCAATGAGTTTAAGTTTACACTGGTATTCCCTACGATAGCCTTTAGCATGAGAGTTCATAGTAAAGGATAGCACAAAAAGGGGGTAGGAAACACATTGCAAAAGGGAAATGCAAAAATGGTGCAAAAATGAAATGATGTGCATTTTATCCTTATGTAATAAAGATAATTAATATATTATAATATTCATATTTACATTATTGCATTATTTACTCTTTAATAAATACCCCTAAAAGTAGAATAATATATATACGGAAGTGTGCAAAAATGCAAAAATGCAAAAATGAAGCAACAAGACACTCAAATTTTCCTTATGTAGTATAGGTAATCTTCATTTTTGCATTCATTTTTACAAATATAAAGGTCAAAATGAAATTATTCTTGACAAGTGAAAAAGGAGGGTATATATTTTAACAACTATGAGAGAAAATCACTTTCAAAAATACAAAGTAATTATTAAAAGACAAGGGGGCATAGCTGTTTTGTTTCTCTCATAGGTCACATACACTATGCCCCCTTTTGTTTTAATAAGGAAAAACCTAGACAATGAATACACAAACGCTAATAGCACAATGTAGGAAAGAGATAGGGAACTGCCTCCCAAGTGGAGACAGCTTGGAAATGGGAAAGCTCAATGGGTTTGTTAGACAGATATTAGAAGGTTACATGATAAAAAAGCACCCTAAGACGCTTCAGGACAGTTTATTATTAGACACAGTGGTACTTCTATCCTTGGTAGCGTGTAGTAAAAGGGTAAAAATACAGAGTTTAAAGGGTGGATCGAGTGTATATCCCAACATTTATGCAATAAAGGTAATGCCAAGTAGTAGTGGTAAAGACTTGCCCCTTGCACTAGCACAAGAGGAGTTGTTAGACGGGGTTTTAACGGATTTAAAGAGTGATTACAGGAAGTTTTTAGAAGAGTTTAAGGCAATGCCATACAATTTTTTAGACAACATAACGAAAGAGGATTGGGAAAATATGAGTAGGAAAGACAAAGATGAGGTATTAAAGGTAGGGCTTCCTAATGATTTTCTATTTAGTTTTGATAGTGGAACGATAGAGGGTTTGGTTAGTCAGTGCAATTCTATTAAGTTGTTTCAGAGAGGTGTGGCGTTTTGTATGATGAGCGAGTTTGGAAGTTATATTTCAAAAGCTGATAGTGAAGTACCAATGGCATTTATGTCAGGGCTTTTGAAAGCGTTTGATGTTAGGGAGTTTGGTGGAAAAGTAATTAGAAGCAGTAAGCAAATACTTACGATTAAAGATACTCCAGTTGTATTTATGGGCAATACCTCTCCTAAGTGGATAAGTGGAGAGAACGGCAAGGAGGTGGTTATGCGTTTTGTGGGTGGTGGGTTGGGTAGAAGGAGTTTTATATATTATCCAACAAATTCAGTAGTAGATGAAAAAGAAGAGACCATTCAGGACATATTAGCCAAGAGAAAAATAAATTACAGTGAAGTAAGAAACTTACAAGACTCAATTAAAAACGAGATTTTGAGAAAGTACAACACAACAGCACCCAATAAGACATTTTCTTATACAGAAGAAGCAGAAGATTTAATAGAAGTTTACAGTCTTTATGGAGAGTTGATGTACGACTCTTTAATTAATAAGCAAGAGTCTGTTGCCAGTGAGTACAGAGGGCGAAGTTGGAAAATGGTAAGACTTGCAGGGGAGTTTGCTTGGATCAACAACCATAATGTAATAGAAAAGCAAGATGTAGAAGAGGCAATATACTTTACCGAGTATTATTCACAAAAGACAAGTCAATTTATTTACGATCAGGAAAACGAGAAGCTTCCAGAAGAGAAGTTATTAGACCTTTTGGTACAAAATCCAGGTGAACATCTTAAAACAGAGATTAGAAAGCTTGGTTTTACTAAGTACCGAACTTCAAGAAACGAATTTAGAGAATTGCTTGAAGATACAAAGCAACTTGGTATTGAGAGGGGTTACGATATTGTTGTTCATGACACCACTAACAAAGTTTCCGTAGAAGCACTTCCTCTTACAAAATCAACCGAAGATCAAATACATTTAATGGTAGCACCAGCGCAAGAAGACTTAGATAAGATGAAAAAGGTTGTTAATTATTCCAAAATAGATATTAAATGGGAGGATTTACCACAAATAACAAAGAATTATCAATACATGCCACAACTGACTACTGGTTATAGAAAGAAAGAAAAAGCAATAGGTGGTGGCACATTACTAGCGCTTGATATAGATAATAGTTGGACACTTGAGAAAGCAAAAGAGTATTTTGAGAAGACTAAAACGAAGTGTTTTATCATAACGACCAAGAGTCATCAGAGTAGTATAGATAAATCTGGTAAGAAGACAGAGAAGAGAGACCGATTTAGGGTAATAATTCTTTTGAAGTATGCGTTTGAGGGCAGTCCAGAAGATTGGAGCAGGATTTATTCTAACTATGCCAATTCTCTTGGTGCTGTTGTAGACGACTCTACTAAAGACATGGTCAGGAGTTTCTTCCCCTCTCCACAAGGGGCGAAGCACTTCTTTATAGACGGTGAGCCACTTAACTGGAAAGAATATGATTACACCCCCCCACAGCCTCGTACAGCTACATACAAAGTGCGAGACATAGGTTATTGGGAACAGAAAGCAATAGAGAAATTAAATCGTGAATATACAGTTGGAAATAGAGACAATGCTTTGCGAGATACAGATTTTATGCTTCAAACTAACGGATTAACACCAGAAGAGGCATTTGAGATAATAGAAAGGTTTTACAATACCCACCCCACGAGTGGCGATCCAATAGACTTAAATAAGTTTAGAAAGGCGATAGTATGATATACGACTTATTCATAATTTGTATAGTAGTTCCAATATTAACTCTTTTATTGACTGTTCTTCCATTCGTCATTTTAGACGAAATAATTAAATTAATATCTAACAAAAATGGAGAGAAAACTAACTCCCGAAGCGGTGCTTGAGTATGTTATTCGGTGTGGTACAAAGCTACCAACCCGAAACGAGGTCGTCTCGTACTTTTCCAACGCCTCAGACTCGTGGCACTACACCAACATATCCCAAGCAGTGACAACTGCAGTGGCACTCAAGTATTTAACTTACACAAACGACAACAAACTAAAAGTATGGCAAAAGTAAGCATAGAAGTAGAAGACAACTCATACGGATACGATATCAGGGTAGAAAATGTGACCCTCAACAAGGACTTGACCAACAACAAAGTGACCTACTATGTAGACGGCAAAATGTATGAGGACTACCCCGACATAGAGGATAGAAAAACGAGAGATTTCTTGCAGGTAGCTTACCTAGTGTATAGGCAAAAAAACGAAGTCTACAAGCAGGAAATTGATAAGTTGATAGACGACATTTTAAAGATGTAGACATGGGTGATAACGCGTGTTATAATCTATGCAGACTAGTGGCAACGGCTAGGTAAATAAATTAATAATAATTAATATAATGGAGATTAAAAGTACAAAGACTTTGGAAGCAAATCCAAAGCTCAATGTTTTGCTTTATGGTGCGCCTGGAACAGGCAAGACCACTATTGCAGGAACATTTCCAAACCCGATTTACTTAAATGTAGAAGCTGGTGTTAATACACTTGTGGGTAAGGACATAGATTTCATTACGATAGAGAAGTGGGAAGATGTCAAAGAGGTCTACAACGGACTTTTAGACGGGACTCTCAAGTACGACTCAGTCATTATAGATAGTGTGACGGAGCTAATGAAGAAGCGTGGTGAAGAGATACTTGGTGCTAGAGACCAGATGACAATAAGAGACTGGGGCGTTCTTATTAAAGATATTGAAAGTATGATGAGAAGGTTTAGAGACTTGAAGCAACATGTTCTCTTTATATTCGCAGAAGAGGAAGGAAAGGACGGAGACAGGATAATTAAGCGTCCAAGTGTAAGTGGAAGGAGTCTTCCAACAACTGCTTGTGGTATGGTTGATCTTGTCGGATATGCTAAGGTTATTAAAGGAAAGACCATTCAATACCTTACGCAGTTTACACCAGACGAAGTGATTTATGCTAAGTCTAGGTTTAGAAGTATTAGTGGTGATGTTGAAGATGTCACTTACGACTTACTCAAAGAGCTTATGGCAGGGGGAAAAGTAGAAGAGAAAATAAACCCTAAGATAGGCAAGGTTTTAAAAGAAGTTAAATAAATTAAATAGATTAAATAAATGGACGCATTAGATAAAAAAATTATATATGCAACTTATGAGTTACAAGAGAGGAATACAAAAGCTCCATTAGTAGGAGAGATTAAGAGTTTTATTAATGGTACATCAAGTGTTTATGACAGGGCAAGAAAGCTCGTAAGCACCAATTACCTAGTTAAAACTGGTAAGAGAGTTGGTATTTCTATTAGGGGATTGGCTTTCTTAGAGAAAGAAAAAGATCAAATTAAATTTAATGTAGAAGAAGCCAGAGAGATAGTTAACCAAATTAGCACTGGTTGGTTATGTCCAAGATGTGGGGCAATTAATAGTCCTACAGTTACACAGTGTGTTTGTAAATAATAAATTAAGTAATTAAAAGATATGTTAGACCCAAAATTAGCAGAAGTTAGTACATCTAGTTCCTTTGGTAAGATAGAGACTGTTAAAGTTTCTGATATTAACGCGTGTACAGAAAGTGAAGACTTTGGTTCGTTCACAATAGACTATCCTTACGAAATAACCTTGGTAGACAAGGACGGTGGGGTAATTCTAAAGGAAAAGACCCAAGGAACACTTCGCACAAAGGACTGGAACAAGAAGTTTTATGTTAAGACAAGTGCAACTGGTAACCAGTATATTGCTTACAGCAGATATATGTCACTACTTGCAATCGTAACAATTATGTCACAAAAGAAAGGTGAGCTTCCAGAAAAGCTTAATCTCAACAAACTTGTAGACTTTGAGTTTGAAGCTTCAATAGTAGAACCAGAAGGAAGTGACCCATTCATAGATTGGGTAGGAACATTTGAAGCTAATGGAATAAGTGTTCCAACAGTAGAAGAGTTAGGTGGAGTAGCTCCAGTAGAGGAAAAGAGTGAGAAGAAAGAAACTAAGAAGGGAGCTTGGTAATGAAAAGAAGCACTGCCAACCAAAGATTAAGACTATCGTATAGTAAGCTAAACAGCTTTGCTAACTACGACAGGGAAGAAGCTATCGCTATGATACTTGGTAAGCGACTTCCAACGACTCCAGAAATGGAGTTGGGAACTGCTGCTCATAAGATAATAGAGGTGGAAAAGCTTGACCTTGAGGGTATTGGGGAGGGTGGTGTTTACGAGGATAAGCATACCATAGAGTTGTACGACTGGTTAGATTTCTCTTTTGTAGCAGACCGCAGGAAGGATAATGTTATTGTGGATTACAAAACGGGAAGTGGAGATCCTCTACAGCTCTATGTGTATGCGTTCTTGTATCGGTTAATGGATATTAAAGTGGACGAGGGGCGTATTGTATATGTTAAGTACGACCCTTTAACCAGGTGCGTGACAAAGAAGTCACAAAAGAGATATCCTATTAAAGGAGAGCAATTGAGTTACGCGTGGAGTTGGTTAGATGAAACTAGTCATGAGATTAAAGTAATTTTAGACGACTTAAAATATAATTGGTAAAAAACTGCCGTGAAATACTATGAAGCGATAGCCAATGCTATTATGAAGATTGAGTTGCGAGTGAATAAACCAGTGAAACTGGAGTGCAATATAAGAGATAGGTCGGTGAGTATATTTGTACTAGAGAGTGGAAAGTGGGTTTTAACCGACACTATATCTGAGTTTACGAATGTGTCTTACTTAGATGTAGAGCAATTAATATTAGGATCAATAGAACAAACGAATGACGAATAGAGGAGTTCCTAGACAAAATGTATTACAGGATAGGTTTTATAGCGCTAGGGACATAAAGGCGACTTTACGAAGGCTAGACATTGGAGTAGACAACGCTGAGTTTAATCGTCTTTGGTTAGAAGGGGTTATAACCCCTCCTTTGGTGTATGAAGCTGAGTACATAGCTTGGAACTACGACGACGCGAAGCGAGTTATTATAGAGTTTTATAATTTAAAAGGTAGGGAGCAAGAGTACGACACCTACAAGGTAGACGAAGTGTTTATTGAAATAAAAGAGCTAAAGAGATACAAGAGGGAAATGGAGAACAAGTATTACAGAAAGGGGCTTCCTGCTCCTTATTAAATAATTTAATTAATCTAATCTAATGAATACAACCATATTGCAAGTGACCTTCTACGACGGAAGCCACGAGACTATAGAATACGAGGGCGACGACATAGCAGGGATAACTGAGAGGTTGAATAAGTTAAAGAGAAAGATTGCAGCAGTTCAAATGAGAACCGTAGATCCAAAGGGGAAGGTCTTGTTTGACAGGACATTTAGTTATGTTCCTGCTGAAATCATAGAGTAATGGTAGCGAAGTGGTTTTGTAGTAAGTGTCACAAGGTGTTTTACACTGACTACATAGGAGAAGGGAGTGAGCCAACGTGTCATTGTAGTTGGGAGAGTAAAGTCCGCTTTGTTTGGGTAGACTTTGAGCCGACCAAAAGAGTGTGGGACGAAATTAGAGAGAACGGTTGCACATTAAAAAGGAAGTTTGTTACTAAGAGGGACGCTTGGATATTTTCAGCGCATTACTTTGCCAGTGACGACAAAGAGGCACAGGATATGATAGACAAGCTACCCTTTTAGGTTATGCGAGTGTGGTGGAATAGGTAGACAATAGGGTTCATTCTCGTCCCCTGAGCCGTTACGGCGAGAGTCGGCATATAGGGTGCAAATCCCTATCACTCGCAAATTCTATGAGGTACTTTGGTGGAAGAGTGGTCTAATTCTGAATCCCTAACCAGTAAGGACATGACTGACTAATCAGGGCAGGTGTGGTCAGATACACAATACCTACCCCGTCGTGGGTTCAAATCCCTACCCAGAGTATCTCATACAGGTTGTTAGCTCTTTGATAATTGAATAGTAGAGAGAAGCGGACAGTGAGCCGTAAACTATGATGTGCAATACTACCAAGTGTACACGAGTTATGTATCTATAGAAGCATAACGCACGAGACCGAAAGGTTGGAGTATTTATAGAATTACTAGTCTTTCCAGACTTCGTGGGTACACCACTGGAGCCTAAGAGTATCTCAGTAGCCAAAAGCTACTAGGAAAATCTGGAGACAGAGAAAAGTATGCTGTAGGTCAAACCCTACCTCTCTACTATTGAGTTATTAAGGAGTAGTTTAATTTAAGTTTAGTTTAAACAATAACAATGGATAAGATAGAGAAGTTAAAAAACAGGACACCTTTATTCCTCTTTAGTACGGAGGAAGAGCTTGAGCATATTAGGAATGTGCAAAAAGAGTTTAGGAGTAAACTCAACGAGATAATAGATGTGTTAAATGGGGAGTTATCTAAACCTAGAATACAAGTTAAATCCCAGACGCAACCAGAGGGGTGTGGACACGATTTTGATTTGAATAATAGTTGTACAAGGTGTGGTGTTAGAGGTGTAAGAGATATGACTCTTGAACCATACAAAATTACAGTAAGTCCAACAAAAGTTAGAATATATCCCAAGTTAGAAGTTACAGAAAAGCCCTGTTCCGAAAAGGTGATTAAAGATGTATACGTTGAATACGAACCAGAGAAGCAAGAGGAGTGGAGAGAGGAGTTAAGAAATGAAATTGGTAAAGCTCAGAAGAAATACTCTGACTTCAAAAGAAATGAACAAATGCTTTCTGGTAGTGTAGAAATATATCTAAAAACAAGGAATTATGTAGAAGAAGAGGTTGTAGACAACATACTAGACAAGTTGGACCAACTACTATCCGAGAGGACAAGAGAATCAAAAAAAGAGGTACTAGAGAAAATCCTTGAGAAGAAAACGAACTATAAAATAAAGAGAGAGGAACACGGATATAGGGTAACATTGGAGTATGTTTTGGCAGATGATATTGAGAAAGAGTTAGATAACATTAAACAAAGTAATAACAATGGATAAGATAGAGAAGTTAGCAACAGTCATTAGTGGTGTCGGTGATTTTGAGAAGTTGGTATGTAAGATTAATGAACTCATAGAAGCATTTAACCAATCCCAGAAGCAAACAGAGGGGATAAAAGGATTATCACAAGTGAGAGAATGGAACGATAAGGACGGTAATCACTACAAAGAGATAGCTACAAGTGGGTATGTAGAAACAGTTGGGACTCCCCATTTAGAATCAACTACAACCTATGCCAGTTCAGAACCAGAGAAGCAAGAGGAGTGGAGGAAAAGAATTACTTGGGAAGATGGAGAATATTTTATGATAGATGGTAAAGAAGCTAGTGAAGAAGATTTAAGAGATTTTATATCCCAACTACTATCCGAGAG